TCAAGTTGCTCAGCATTGGTTGTCAGTATGACCATTGGACTGCGAAAGAATCCTCTTTGCTTATCCTCTAGAGCGGCCATGGGCACCATGAAGGCGTTGGTTGAATACAACTGAATAAGTTCGCCAATTTCGGGGTTGGGATTTTGGGCGGAATCGACACGCTGAAGAAAATCATCGTAGAGTACTGCGTACTGTTGTCTATAAGCAGCCCAAAATGCGTCATTAGGATTGCGAGTATAGATATGGTCCATGATGTTTTCGCCAGGTCGACCTTGCCAGGGTATGTTTATTCCAGCCTCTTTGACTAGTTCGTTTACAAAGCGGGATTTGCCAATAGCGGGTTTTCCACTGATCATGACAACAACAGGCTCAACACGTGCGCCAGATGTTTGCAATCCTGATGCATGGATCTTCTCCATCCACTTTTCAAGTTTACGACCGTAGCCAGCCAAAAGGGGTTGTGCAGCGGTACGAAGTTTCATCTTGTCAGCATCGATGAGAAGGCGTTTGTATTGTTCCTTGAGCTCAAGAACTGTCCGTTGATTCCAAAAATTTGTGTTCAAATCAAAATCGGAGCGGTCGAAGGCTTCTATGCGCTCGACAAAAGACTGAAACTCAGCCAGGTTAGACACCACAGTATCAGCTAGCCAGGTCTTTCCAGTGACCAGTTCATAAATAGCGGGAATCAATTCCCTGACAGCGAGTTCAGTAATTCGTACGGTTCCAAGCACAGCAGGAATGGACCATCCAAGATGCAAAGACCTACCCAAAATAGTTTTGGTGATGTCAGTCTTGAAAGTTCCAACACAAAAGAGTCCAAGCATACCAACACAGGCTGGAATCCAGGAAAAGGTCTTGTTATCCTGGTGAGTGAAGACAGCAGCAATAGGGAAGTTCAAAGTAGCCAAAAGATCCACAGTTGTTTGAAGGTTGGCCAGAACAATTCCAAGGGCTGTGATTCGAATGAAGTTGTCATTGGTCGCAGAAACAATTGCTAGTGAACCAGCAATTGATATCAAATTGGTTGTAGTCGATTTCTTGAAGAATCCCATGATATTTCCAGTCCCTTTAGTAAACATGTTCAGAATGGCTTCTGCTACGTTTGATCCAAAGAATTGGTGCATCATTTGTTCGGGATTGTTCGGAGAAGTGAAGGGTTGTAATTTCTTCACATAGGCGTCAGTCCAATGATCTAATCGGGAAAACTTCAGAACTCCTGAAAAGTTTCCAAATCGAACAGACACATTGAACAGCCGGGATGATTTCTCAAATAAAGGTATAGGTCGTCCGGTGCTTGTCTTCAAAAGAGTTGCAAGTCGTCCGGAGAAAAGATGTTGTCTGTTGATAAGCCTCTTGTGAGCTTCAATGCCGATCTTATGTTTAATTTCTGCAGATCGGGATTCCACTTGTTTGATAGCTTTCGATTGTTTCGGGGTAACCTCAAAGGTCGCTTTCTCGGAAATATTCTTAGTTGTAGCCATGATTAAAATTT